GCTGCTGAGACTGAATTCGCAAAGGTATGCCTTAAGAAGGACGGCCATGTGAACATGCATACCCGGGAGCACGTTTTTGTCAACGACAGCAGGAACGGCAATGAGATCCGCGTCCATACCTTTATCGTAAGCGGGAGCAAGAAGTGGACGCGCATCACCGACAACAGGCAGCTTATCCGCGGCCTCCTCGACAGCATCGGATGCCGCTACATGGAGGGCAATGACGCTCCCCGGCATGGCCAGACCGGAGACTACATCCTGATCCAGCGACAGGATCTCCTTGACGCCCTTAAGCACATCTTCGGGGCTGAGGACGGCAGGAGGATTTATGCAGAGCTGGGTGCCCGCCGCCTGACCGAGAAGCAGTGCGAATTCCTCAAGGCCGCAGATGAGGACACCGCAAGGCTCCTTGACGCCGCCATGAGCCAGGCAAGGAACGCCCTGCAAAGCGGTTTTAGTGAGTATTTCCCGAAGGAGGACTGCGTGGTGATCTTCCCTGACGAATTCACTGAGGAGTGAGAACGCGGTTCACAAATCAGAGGCGGCCATAGTGCCGCCTTTTCTTTTTCGTGCTAAAATCACGTGATAGTTGATAAATTATCGCGCGAGGGCACGATGTTAAGGGAATTCAAACCGAGGCCGTATCAGGCAAAGATTATCGATTTTATCCTCTCTCACCGCCGGGGCGCTGTTTACGCCGGTATGGGCATGGGCAAGACGTCTTCAACCCTTGCGGCTCTTGAGCGGCTGAAAAAAGAGGAGCCTGACGCCTTTCCGGCGCTTATCCTCGCGCCGCTCCGGGTGGCCTCAAGCACATGGCCGCAGGAGATCTTAAAGTGGGGCTTCAACCTGTCCTGCGCCTGCGTCTCCGGCACGCCGAAGCAGCGTGTGAAGATCCTCACCGGCGCGCCCGTCGATATCTATACAACGAATTACGAGCAAATCCCCTGGCTGGCTGAGTACTTTGGGGATAAGTGGCCTTTTAAGACCGTTATCGCGGACGAGTCTACGCGCCTCAAGTCTTTCCGTCTCGGCGGCTCAAAATCCTCACGCGCGCGTGCCCTTGCGGCGCCCGCCTGGGGAAAGGTGCGGCGCTTCATTGAATTGACCGGCACGCCCGCATCAAACGGTTTAATCGATTTATGGGGACAGCTGTGGTTTATCGACAGGGGGCAGGCGCTCGGCAGGTCATTCCGGGAGTTTACAGCGCGCTATTTTGACGCCTATCAGGTGGGCGCCTCGGCCTACGCCGTGCGGTATGAGCCGAGGGAAGGAGCCGACGCGGCCATACAGGAGCGCATAGCGCCCGTCTCCATTTCGCTCTCTGCTGAGGATTGGTTTGACATTGACGAGCCGATAGTATCCCCGGTCTATGTAACCCTGCCCGACAAGGCGGCAGATACCTATAAGCGCCTTAAGCAGGATCTGCTGGTAGCCGCTGAGGCCGAGGGGGAGGCGGACATTTCCGCCGTAAACGCCGCGGCGCTGTCGTCAAAATGCCTGCAGTGCGCTTCCGGGGCTGTCTATGATGATGAAGGCGCCTGCCGGGATCTGCATGACGAGAAGCTGCAGGCGCTTGAGTCTATCATCGAGGAGGCGGCGGGCGAGCCTGTCCTGGTAGCGTATCACTGGCAGTCAAGCGCGCAAAAGATTTTAGCCCGCTTCAAATCCGCGAGACTTCTCGACAAGGATCCGGAAACCATCGCGGCATGGAACCGCGGTGAGATCCCGATACTGGTAACCAATCCCGCGTCCGCCGGGCACGGGCTTAACCTGCAGGATGGCGGGCATATCCTCGTCATTTTTGACGAGTGGTGGGATCTTGAACAGTACCTGCAGGTCATTGAGCGCATAGGCCCGACAAGGCAGTACCAGGCGGGGCATCCGCGGCCTGTCTATATCTATCACATCATGGCACGTGGCACGCTTGATCCTGTCGTACTCGCTCGCCTGCAGACGAAAAGGAAAGTACAGGATCTTCTGCTTGAATACCTGAAAGGAGAACACGATGAAGATGATGAGTGAGAGCAGCATGGC